ACAACCGGATAGGCAGGGAACGGTTCGGAGAAGACGGAAAAGAAATCGAAACCGCACCAGAATACAGAGGAGGATGGATTCGGTCAGAAGACCGGATGCCGGAGGAAGGCGAAGATGTGCTCGTGTGGTTTGAGTATTTCCGGTTCGGGAACTATCAGGAATTATTCCAGACGGTAGGCATCAGTTGCACATGGAGAGGCAAGTGGTCAGGGTTCGTGAATGGTTCGAGCGGTTGGAGAGATTTGAGAATTATCGCATGGCAGCCATTACCGGAGCCATACAGAGAGGAGCAGGGTATATGATAGGCGAGAAGAAAGAACCACCAAAGCAGCCTATGAGTAACAATCGCCGCAAGATGAAAGGAATCCCGATGATCAGACGGCAGCAGCTGAGAAGAGTACAGAGGAAGCGGAGAAAAAAAGACGAACGGCTGGCAGCAGCTATCATCACGCTGACAGTGAAGGAACTGAAAGCACAGCACAAGAGAAACAAGAAGGGAGGACACCGGAATGAATAAGGTGATCCTGATGGGACGATTGACAAGAGATCCGGAAGTGAGATACACACAGGGCGAGGAGCCTATGGCAATCACCAGATTCACACTTGCAGTAGACAGACGAGGCAAGAGGGACGGAGAAGCAAGTGCAGACTTTCCTTCCTGCGTATGCTTCAGACGGACAGCAGAGTTCATCGAGAAGTATGCACACCAGGGAACGAAGCTGGTAGTTGTGGGAAGGATTCAGACGGGAAGCTACACAAACCGGGACGGACAAAAAGTATATACGACAGATGTGGTTGTGGAAGAAGCAGAGTTTGCAGAGAGCAAGGCGGCAGCAGGACAGAGAGAAAACAGCAGATCCGAGCAGAAACCAGAGCCACAAGTGGATGCAAATGGATTTATGAATATCCCGGACGGTATTGACGAAGAGCTGCCATTTGCATGATGAGCAAGCAGAGGTATTTATGGCTGGCAGTGACCGCGGATGAATACGAACTGCCGCTGGCCGTTGAGAATACGGCAGCGGAATTAGCAAGGCGGCTGGGAGTCAGTGAGGATACCGTCAGGGTGATGGAATACCGCGGAAAAAATGAAAGGTACAGAAGAACGAAAAAAGGACCGATGCCGGGCTTTGGAGTCCGGTACAAGGTCCGAAAAGTGGAGACGGAACAGTGAAGAGATTAACAACCGCATATGAGCGGATTTGGGAAGATGGAAAACTTTGAAGGACTGGAAGACGGATACTGCATCCTGGGATGCAAATTGTTGTAAAGGAGAGGATGATACGATGTTTATACATTTGAAAGATTTTAAAAGACTGCTCAAACAAGCCTACGCCTGTGTAGGCTTGTGCGTGGCACGAAGAGGGGATGATGTGCTGCTTAGCGGTTCTGACTGGGTGATCGCCACAGAAAAAGGATCCATGGATAAAAAGCAGCTGGCAGCAGTTATTGAACTGACGGGAGAGCTTCCGGGAAAAGGAGAAGCTTTTAAGGCAACGAAGGAAGGGAACCAGTACGAAATCAGCGAGGTCCACTGGGAAATGATAGACAGAACGGATGTGGACAGAGAGAAAGAGGAGAAATTAACCGTGACGCCGATCGTGTTGGAAAGATATCCAAATGGAAAAGCCATGAGGGTATTACAGGCAGCAGACGGACGGGTAGAAGTGTTAAATGACAGATTCGTAAAAGCAATTGATTCTGCATCGATGAACTTAGATTATGAGCATGAAGTTCAAGGACCGTTCGTTAATCCTAAATTCCCGAAGCAGGTGTACTGGAAAAGCGAAACAACGACACTGACAGCTATCTTGTACGATCAGGACGAACTGAAAGAAAAAGACATTCTGGAGTATCTGCGGGATATAAAAATGGAAGGGTGAGAAAAAGAATGAATGATAATAAGAACTGCAGCACATGCAGATACCATAGTGAAAATGGAGTATGCAGGTGCACAAGAAGTGATGAATTCGCTAATGCAACAATAGATACATACCGCTGTAAATGCCATCAGGAAAGAATGGAATATGACTGGAGAATGTCGGTGTTGGACAGATTCATGAAAGGGGCGGGAAGATGAAGGATGAAAGCAGCAGAAAAAAATGTGAAACGTAAAGCACATTATGACCATCTGGAGCGTGCAGTGGATGCTGAGGCGGCTAAACGGTTCCAGGAGCAGACGGCTTTATGAACATACCGGACGGAATCGAAGAAGAGATTCCGTTCGATTAGGAGACAACGATGGAAGACAGATGCGTGATGTGTGGCGAAATCATACCGGAGGGAAGAATGGTGTGTCCGGTATGCGAAGAAAGAGTATTGACCAAAAAAGGAGAACAGACAATGAAAGCAAGAACAATCAGAGAAACAGAGTACACATGGGAGCAGATCGAGGAGATCCTGGCAGCAGGTAAGGCAAGAGAAACATTCGGAGAAGATGGACAGATCACAGTCCAGGTCGAAGGAATTGGAACGGCCCTGTTGAATATTCTGGACTACGACAAGGACAAGGCTGCGGATCCAGACATGCGAACGATGACATTACAGTTCGCAGATCTTCCGTTCGATGAAATACCGTTCGATGAAAACGGCTGCAACAAATGGGAGAAGTCCAGCATTCGCAGAAACATGAACAGCATCGCATTCAAGGAGAGATTCGAGGAAGGGTTTAGAAGACTCCTGGTTCCTGTGCTGAAGGAGAATGGAGACAGAGAGGCAACACTGGACACATTTTTCCTTCTGTCCGTGGAAGAAATGAAGAACAAAGAAAAGAAGTATCAGCGGTTCAGATCAGAACGCGACTGCGTGAAAGTCAATCCGGAGCAGGAGACAGAGTGGTGCTGGACAAGATCTGCGTACAGAGGCACCGCGAGCCTTACGTGGTATGTGTCCGCGTCCGGCTACGTCGGCCACGACTTCTACGCAGCGTACAGATATCGCTTCGCCCCGGCTTGCGTCATCGGAGCGAAAGCAATCAAATAATCAGTGCCCGCCACGCAGGGCACAGGAGATCGAAAGGGGCGGGAAGATGAGCGATGAAAGCAGCTGAGAAGAACGCCAAACGGCGGGCACATTATAACCATCTGGAGCGTGCAGTGGATGCTGAGGCGGCTAAACGGTTCCGTGAGCCGACCTATTCACAGCGGATCCCTCACTATGTGAAACAGGTATATGAGCAGCTGGAACTGGCAGCAGGCCTGAGCGGGTTTGAAATTACCGCTCTGAGGGACAGACAGACCGGCAAGGAGTATTACAGGAACGATGATGGGGTACATGAACAAAAACAGGAGGAAGAGACGTGATCACGATTAAAACAGAGAAACATACATACACGGCAAAAATGGGAACGGAGGAAAGCGAAAAGCTGTTCAGGGAGCTGGTTATGCAACTGTTCGGATATACCGGACAGTTGGCCGTTCCGGGAAGAGAGGCGGCAGTTATCCCGGAAATCCCTGCATACGAGGCGGAAAACGAGGGGAAAACAGAAGAAATCCCGGATGCT